AACATTTAATGAAGATTGGTTAACATTTAAAAGACCAACAATAATAAATCAAATACCAACAAATTCATATTATGCCACTTTTCCAGCATTAACAATCAATAATTATGGAAATAGTTATTCGTTGTTAGTTAATGATGATTATCCTTCAGATTCATCTCCATTTGCCATTGATAATAATGGTAACACATCAATTGGATCATTAACATCGTATGGATATACATTTTATGTTTCTGGTAATACATTCTTTGCAGGTAATATTGCAACTTCTGGAATTATTACATTATCAGATGGATCTAATCCAGCATCTAATGTATTCGTAAGATCAAATGATACTATAACACTTGCTTCTGCTAAATCATATACAGATGTAGCAAACACTTTTATTCAAAATAATTATGTTGCCAATACAAACACAATCAACCTAAATAATTTAACTATTACTGGTAATCTTGTTGCAAATACAGTAGGAACTTCTGTTTCATTTAATAATGTTACTTCCAATAATGCAACATTCTCACAAAACATCACAGTTAATGGAACACTATCTTGTAATACTGCACAAGGTAATGTTTTCTTCTCTAATATTACTACAGTAACTTCACAAGCAAACACCATTCAATGGTTCGCACAATCGGTAGCACCAACACAAACATCTGGTCAAGTATGGTATTCTGCAAATGATATTTCACTTGTTATGGATACAGATATTATCAATGATAGACCACTTCTAGGTAAAGCAATATATGAAAGAGTATTCAATAGTACTGGTGCATCTATTACTGGTGGTTCTTGGGTGCGCCTTGCGGGTGCAATAACACCAAATGCAATACCATACATTGTATTAGCGGATGCAACAAACTATGCAAACTCTGTAGTTGCGGGATTTGTTAAAAATACTATTGCAAATGGTGCATATGGTTTCATCTATACTACTGGTATTGTTAATAGGTTAAATTTATCATCATTCAATAATGGTGATACTATATTCTTATCAACAACACCTGGTGTTGCAACAAATACTGCTCCTATGGGTGCAAATGTTCCGGTGCAGATTGCTAAAGTATTAAGTAATGATGCCATAATGGGTATACTCCAAGTTGGTATTATACCACAACCAGCATGGGGAAGAACATCCGGTTCTGTATTATATGCAAGTAATAATAACATTGTTACTAGTAATACTATTACCATCATTGATGCAACTAATACAGTAAATATTGCTGGTCAGATTAAATTGAGTGGTTCAATCACAATGAACAACTCATCATTCGCATCAACATCAGCAGCTGTGAATATTATCGGATCTGCAAATGGTGCAATTCAAGCACCTATTGCAGACGGTACTATGTTGCAGTTGACAGGTAAAGATGGTTACAATGCCAAAGTGATTCTTGATTCTGCTGGTGCATCAAATAGTACATATGCACTATTCAATGGTCGTTCAATGAGAGGAACAGCTGCATCACCTTCTGCAACTCAAGCGGGAGACACCATAGTAAGATTTGGTGGCAATGGATATGGTGCTACTGGATTCGGTTCTGGTATTGGTTCTGGTGGTGCAAAGATGGATTATGTTGCACTAGAAACATATACCGATACATCAAAAGGAACACAAATTCTATTAGCAACAACTCCAGTTGGTTCTAATGCATTATATACTGTTGCAACTTATGCCGCTAATGCAATAAACTATGCACAGAATACTGCATTGTTTGTTAGTAATACTATTCATTATACCGCTAATGTTAATAACGCGAATGTTACACAGTTAACAAGTAAATCAACTGCTGTATATGCTAATGGTAGAACTGGTCAGATAACAACTAATAATGCAAATATCAATAAAGGTGCAGCAGTATCATTCACTGTATATAATACATATGTAACAAGTTCTAAGGATATTATTATTCTTAATATAGCAAGTGGTGCATCTGTTAATTATGCAATATGTGTAAATTCAGTAACATCTGGAAGTTTCAATGTTGTTATTAATAACTGTGATGGAACTCCATCTGGTTCAAATGCAGCGGATACATTAGTTATCAATTTTGCAATCATCAATGTAACCTAATATTTGAGTAATAAATAAAACTATGACAAGCCAATCATTACTAACATACGGTGCAAAAATATTTAACATACAGCAGGAGTATTATGCACCTGTTGCAACAGTTAATGGAACATTAATATCATCTTTATATTGTGTTCTAGCAAAGGTAGATAATTGGGTTGATGACAACAACCCTCCAGCACCAACTCAAGATCAAAAAACAATTAAAAATTTTTTGAAAAATGTATTTGCAGCAAAACAAATTACAAGTAATGATATTTCACCAGTAATAACCAGAATAAATTGGACTTCTGGTGTTACATATGATTACTATAGAGATGATATTGATATCTTTGAAAAAGATACAAATGGATTTCCAATTTATTCCTTCTATGTAAAAAATAAATACGATCAAGTATTTAAATGTCTTTGGAATGCTGGTGGTGCACCATCAACATATGAACCATACTTTGAACCTGGTAGTTATAATACTAATGGAATTTATCAGAATTTAGATGGGTACAAATGGCATTATATTTTTACTATAGATACTGCATCTAAAGTAAAATTTATGGATACCTCTTGGATTCCAGTTCCAGTTAGTGGAAGTGCACCAAACCCATTAGATTCACCAACTGGTGAAGGTACTGGTGGTCTAGATGTTATTACTGTTCTTGCAGGAGGACAAGGATATGATGAAGCAAATGCTATAGTATCTCTCGTTGTTACTGGTGATGGTAATGGTGCAAATGGTACCGTTGTAATTACAAATGGTGCAGTTACTGACATATTAATAACCAATCCAGGTACAAATTATAATTATGCCAATGCATATATTATGTCTGCAAATGGTTCTGGTGCTATTTTGGGAGCAAATACTGTATCACCAATTGGTGGACATGGATATAATCCAGTTGCAGAATTGGGTTGTGATCATGTTATGATATCAACAGAATTTACTGGTTCTGAAGGTTCAAAATTACCTACAGATATCACATATCACCAAATAGGTTTGTTAATTAACCCAACCACAAATAGTTTATCACCATTACCAGCAAATGGATCTATATATCAAACAAGCACCGATTTAGTTGTTTCTAGTGGATTTGGTTTATTTGTAAATGATGAGATAGTTTATCAAGGAACATCAATAGATACTGCAACATTTATTGGAACAGTATTAACTTTTGATTCATCAACCAATAGACTTTCGTTGATAAATACAACAGGAACATTAACAATAAATGCACCAATGTTCGGAAACATTTCCGGTACAGCAAGAACATTGTTATCATACACCACACCAGATTTCATAACGTTATCTGGTTATCTATCATATATGGAAAACAGGTCTGCTATAACAAGAAGTTCAGACGGAATAGAACAATTTAAAATAGTTTTGGGATATTAAAAGACCGTTGTATAAATACTCCTATAACAAATAGGAGATTATTATGGCATGTATATACGTTGTATCAAATATAATTAATGGAAAACGTTATATTGGTTTTACTTCCAATGAATTAAAAAAGAGAAAATACCAACACAAGCAAAAGTCGGAAAGTAATTCGCCATTTGCTTTCCATAAAGCGATAAGAAAATATGGTTGGGATAATTTTGAATGGGAAGTAATTTATGAAAGTTGGGACCATGAACACTGTTTAACTGTAATGGAACCACATTTCATTTCAGAATATAATTCATTTGGTGAAAATGGTTATAATATGGACAATGGTGGTAAAAAAGGTATGTTAGGTTTAAAAAGAAAACCACTTACAGAAGAACAAAAAAAGAATATTAGTATTGGAACAAAAAAGAATGCTTTAAAAGGCAAAGACCATCCTATGTACGGAACTAAAGCAAATGAAAATTTTATTATGTCATCAAAAACTTCTATGTTGGGGAAACAACATTCAGATGAAACACGTAAAAGAATGAGTGATTTGAAAAAAGAATATTTGCAAAATAATCCAAGTGGAATGGAAGGAAAATCCCATTCAGATGAAACAAAATATAAAATGAAATTAAAAAGAATGGGTACTTGGGAATTATATTGTAAAGAAAACAAAGAAAAAATAATAATAGAAGATTTAATGAAATACTGTGAACTAAATAATTTACAATATAAAACTGTTTATTCTTGGAAATACCAAAATATAGATGGAATACAGAGGCTAACAAAGGTTTAAAAAAAATGGCAATAAATTTTAACGTTGATCCGTATTATGATGATTTTGATCCAGCAAAAAACTTTCACCGTGTATTGTTTAAACCTGGATTTGCTGTACAAGCTAGAGAATTAACTCAGTCTCAGACAATTTTACAAAACCAGATTACATCATTTGCTGATAATATCTTCAAGCAAAATTCACCTGTTACTGGTGGGCAAGTAACAACCAATTTTAATTGCTATTATGTCAAATTACAAACCACCTATAATAACATCAACGTTGATGTTACTCAATTTGAAAACAAATTAGTAACAAATGCAACTGGGACCGTTATAGCAAGAGTTATTGCTGTGTCAGTTGCTACAGGTACTGGTGGTGCAGGTAACCCACCAACACTAGTTCTATCTTACAAATCAGGTGTACAATTTGTTGATAATGATATCATATATGATTTAAATTCAAATCTTGCTGCACAAGCAATTACAATCAATTCTTCTGGATTATCTTCTGTAGCATCTATTTCTCAAGGTGTTTTCTATGTACTAGGTAACTTTGTACAAGTTTCACCTTCAACATCTATCTTATCTGTATATGATAATACACCAAGTATTCGTGTTGGTTTAACAATAACCGAAACTATTACAGATTATATCAACGACAACTCTTTATTAGATCCAGCATTAGGTGCATCCAACTATCAAGCTCCAGGTGCAGATAGATATACAATTTCATTAACATTAGATACAAGACCACTAACTTTTGGTGATGATGAAAACTTCATTGAATTGGTAAGAGTAGTAGATGGTAGTGTATTCAAAATGGTTGATGGTTCAGTATATGCAACCATTGATGATTACTTTGCAAAACGTGACTATGAAACAAACGGTGACTATGTTGTTAATGACTTCAAACTAACACCAAAATTAAACACAGCAGATTCATCTAACAACACATATGTAATGAGTGTTGGTAAAGGACTTGCATATGTTCACGGATACCGTGTAGAAAATCCAGCTCCTCTGGATATCATTACTGATCGTGCAAGAAC